CTCGCCACCACCCACCACGGCCTGCTCCTGGACCATGCCGTCGGCGAGGCACCCCACGGTCTCGCCTTCGAGGTGGTCGAGCCCGGTGAGGACCCGCACCGCGCGGCCCCAGGTCGTCACGGCCGCGTCGCGGAGCGATGCCGGAACGTCCTCGATCACGCGCACGGTTAGGCTCGACGACGAGCCGAACGCCGTGACCTGGACCCGGGCCGTGTCGTCGCCGCTCCAGAGGTGGAAGCGCTTGCCAACGTCGGCGGCAACGAACGGCGTCCCGACCGTGGCTTGGAGCGTCGCCGCGTCGTCCGCGGCGTAGGCCCCGCCAGTGATCTTCACCGCGCCCGAGCCCGTGTTCGTCCCGTCGTAGCTCAGCGCGGAGTCGAGAAAGCAGCCCTCGTCAACCGACGCGCCATCGACATCGACGGCCTCGCGCGAGGCGAAGCGTTCGAGGTAGCGCGCCACGGTCCCGTCGATCTCGCGTCGCACCACGGCGTAGACCGCGGTCTCCGTACCCTCGGGCACGGCGCAGACGCTTTCGTACAACCCCGCGGTCTCACGCCGGTACCACGCCACCACGTCATGCTCGCGCAGGTAGGTCATGCCGAGCAGCGTCCCGTCGTCGCGCACCATCCAGACCTGTCCCCAGGGCTCGGCGGCGTAGCACCACGACACGACCGAGCGGCCGGCGAGGAGGTGCGAGGCGAGCACGGACAGGTCGCGCGGGACCGTAACGCCCTGCTCGTTGGTGAAGTCGCGGACCGACCTCGCGCGCTCCGTGACGAACAGCACGCCCGAGCCGATCACGATCGGGGCGAGCCAGGACGAGCCGTACTCGGCCCGGATCTTCGCGTCGCGGTTCGCGTGGGTCAGCGCCCCGCCATCGGCGCCCATGATCCGCCAGACCGAGGACGCGGTGAAGGCGAGCAGCGCGTCGAGCTGGACCAAGTGCCGGATCTCGTCGAGCCGCTGGCCCGCGAGGGTCATCTCGATCCGGTCGTCGTCCTGCGAGGGCGTCGAGGTGTCGAAGCTGTGGAAGTTCCCGGTCTGCGACAGCTTGAGCGTCGAGGGCTCGCGGCTGAACCCGCCGAGCGCGAGGCGCTGCTCGAAGAACGCGACCGCGGCGGGGAGCGACGGAAGCTCGATCGGTGTTCCCGCTTCGACCCACGCGACCTTGAGCCCGGTCACGGACGCGGTCCCGTCGCTCGCCGTGACGTTGAGCCGGAACTTGCCCCCGTTCTGCATCCCGTCCGCGGTGATCTCCGTGACCATGTCCCGGTCGATTTCGAAGCTCGGGGGGAAGCCCGCGGGGATGCCGCCGGAGAGGGTCTTCACCGTGGTCCACCCCGCGCTCCCCGTCTCATCGACCTGGAACTCGTAGGTGATCGAAGCCTCGCCGGGGCCGAGGCCGAGGTGGTAGTGCACCGTGTAGCGGTCGCCGTGGGCTTCCGCTGCCGTCGCCTTCGTCGCGACCCCGGCCGAGAACGCGACCTCGATCGCGGCGCCCGCTTCCTCGCCTTCCTCGTGCGTGAACGGGTCCGTGCCGCTCGGCGGGGAGTCGCCGTAGCTCGGCGCGTTCGACTCGTCGATGAACTCCGTGGTCTCGCTCGTCCCGACGAAGCCGTACCAGCCGTCGCGCCCGCGATAGACGTGGTACCGCTCCGGCGTGTTCCCCGAGGCCGGGGCGGCCCACGTGATCTTCGGCTTTTTCTTGTCGGGGTAGAGCACCGCGACCGTGACCGTGAGCGCCGCGCTCGGCAGGGACTCGCGCCCGCCCTTGTCCTCGGCCGTGACGACCCAGGACCACTCAGCGAGCGGGTGCGTCGCGTCGGCCGCGTCCCAAGCGAACGCACCGTCGAGTGCGAGGCCGGTCGGCGGGTTGATCGGCGGGGTGAGGCTGTACGGGACGATGCGCCAGTCGTCTTCGTCGTGGCGCTGGATCTCGTACATGGGATAGCCCTGGTGGACGACGTAGAGCACGTCGTTGACCTGCGCGAAGTCGAGCCGCGCGAGATCCGCCTCGGCCCACGGCGCCACGACCTCGTAGGGGTCCATGCCGTCGAGGATCGTCCCGCCGTCGCGATGCACCCGCATGTAGGCGTCGCCGACCTCGAGCACGTAGCTCTGCTCCGCGTTGAACACGAACGGGACGAGCCTCACCGTCTTCGTCGAGTCCTTGACCTCGCGGACGAGCCTCGACCCCGGCGCGTTCTTCAGCGCCCCGGTCGGCGTGACGATCCAGTTACGCGCCAGCGCGACGCTGTGTCCGAGCCGCGGCAGGTCGGTCCTGGCGTGCAGCTCGGGATGGACCTCGCCGCCGGCGAAAGAGGCTTGGCGGATGCGCGGCGGCATTCAGCGCCTCGCCGCCGTGAACTCGTTCTGTGGCGGTTGCGGCTGGACCTGCGAGCGGTTGTCGAGCGTCACCGCCGCACTGAACATCTCGCGCCACAGCGGAACGACGACGCGCGAGTACGTCTCCCTGCTCTTCGTGAGCCCGAGGCACACGTCGAGCGCGAGCTGGGCCGCGACGAACCGGGCGAACCACGGCGAGAACGCGGTCACATCGACCCGCGCCGTGTAGACCAGCACCGCCTCGGGCTGGTTCGTGTAGACGAGCCGCCCGTCCGCCGTCGTCGTCTCGACGTGAAAGGGGATGCGCTGATCGTTCCGCCGCGTCGTGAGCGAATCGGCGATGCGGATCGGCTGGAGGCAGTTGTCCGGGATCGCGTACTGATACCCCCACTCGGGCGGGGGCGTCCCGGCCACGGCAGCGAGCGCGACGCGGCGAGTCGCGAAGGTCCACTCCGCTGCGGCGAGGCAGGCGTCCACCGCGGGCTGCCACGCCTCGGCGATGGCCCTGGCCTCGGGCGTGCGCTCCGTCACAGAGACGATCCGCGAGGCCATGCAGTGGCCGAGCGCGAGGTTCGCGATCCCGACTTGGTCCACGGGCGGCCCTCTGATGCGGGGCCGAGCGGTGTCGCTCCACCCGGCCCCGCTGGTTGAGATCAGGCCCCGGTGGGCCTCTGCGCCCGGCTGCGCTGCGCCTCGGCGAGCGTCGAGGGCGAGGCCCCCTTCGGCTTCTCCGGTGCGGGCGCGTCGGGCGCGTCGGTGTCGAGCTGAGTCCAGGTCGAGGACACCGCGGCTCCTTCCTCGACCGTGATGACCGTCCCGGCGGGGAGGTAGCGGTCGCGCTCCCCGGGGGCGGCGGGTCCGAATCGCGGCGTGGTGAGGCGGTAGCGCTTCAGCTTCGCCATGATCAGAACCCGTCGTTCGCGGGCCAACCCGTCAGGGCGGTCTGCGTGTCGAGCACGATCCCGGCGATGGCCGACCCGGCGGTCGAAGCCTCGACGCCGATCACGACGTTGATGCCGAGGTAGCGCTGTGCGATCGCGCCGAGCTTCGCGTACAGGATGAACTGGTAGCCCTGCACCAGCGTGGCCTGCGCGAGCGCGCCGGTCTGGTCGTGGACCGTCAGGTCCGCGTCGAGCGTCGCCGCGCTCGAATCGACGAGCTGGAAGTTGACCGTCACGCCGTCCCCGGCGCTGTCGAAGGTCGTGAGGATCTGCCCCCACACCTTGACCGTCTCGCCGTTCCCGATCGGACGCGGCGTCGCCCCGAGATCGATCACGTTCGTCGATTCGTAGGTCGCCGCGTCCTGCGTGAGGTCCTGGGTCGAGGGGATGAGGATGTTCTGTAGGTCGAGGTACATGGTCGCGCTCTCCTTACGCCACGACCGCTTCGGCCACGAGGGCGTCGCAGGTGCGGATCGGGATGCCGCGGAAGGAGTTGATGGTCTTGCCGCCCCACTCCATCGGCGTGAAGTAGACGTTGTCCTTGTTCATGACCTGCTGGTCGATGAACGTCTGGACCGTCCGGTTGCAGTAGATCACGGTGCGCCCCATCGACAGGTCGTGGACGTGGTTGTAACCGTCGATGAGCGCGGAGATGAGCTGCGTCCCGGTCGCGGAGAACGCCGAGGCGTCGATGTTGCAGACCCGCACGACGTAGCGCCAGTCCTTGACGCACAGGCCGAGCCGCCAGATGTAGTGCGAGCGCCACGCCAGGAACTTGTTCGAGTCCGCGTCCTCGACGTACTCCTTGCCCATGTCGATGTGCTCGAGCCCGCCCGGGGTGCCCTTGGGGTAGATCATGTAGCAGGTGTCCGGCCCCCAGGTGATGAACCAGATCGAGTGCTGGTCCGACCCCGAGGCCGAGATCCCGGACGCGATGACGTTCTCGGAGTTGGCGTTCGCCGTGAGCGCGTTGTAGCGCGGCGTGAGCCCGTGGAACTTCTCCGGGTTGGAGAGCGTCGAGGCGTAGAACAGGTCCGTCGAGGCCTGGTTGTTCATGGCCTGGAGGAACGCGATGTCCTCCGAGAGACGGAACGCCGCCTCGTTGCCGTTGAGGCGCGCCAGCTCGCAGTCCACTTCCGAGCGGCCTTCGAGAAGCGCGCAGGTCTCGTCCACCTGGATCGTCGTGGACTTCGATGCCGCGATGCCCTGGTTGAGCAGGCGGTAGCCGACCGTCGGGAGGCCCTGACGGATCGTCACGCGATGGCCGGTCGGGAGGTTGCCCTCCATCGCCACCGCGTCCTGGAGAATCGGGTTGCGCTGCTGTAGCGCCTCGACGATCGAAGCGATTCGACCATCGGGGTCCGTCCGCTTCACCTGATCGAGAAGCGTCGGGAGCGTCGTCGAGAGTACGGACATGGGTCAGTCTCCGAAGAGGCCCGCGCGTCTACGCGGACTTCTTCTGCATGGACGGGTAGAACTGCTCGGGGGTCAGGCCCGTGGCGCCGCCGCCTTCCGCCTTCCCGCTCGCCCGGTCCGGCGCGAGACCGCGGCCGATCTTCGAGAGGAAGCGGACGAGCGGCGGGTAAGAGGCCCAGCCCGTGGCGTCGAGCGCCTTGCGCAGCTCGTCGTCACCGAAGCGCGTGAGCACGGCCTGCGTCGCCTTCGTCGTGGCGTCGAAGTTCTGCCCGCCGAGTTCCTTGTCGGACTTGATGTCCTCGTTCCACTGCTTGACTTGCGCGGCGTGCGCCTCCTCGGCTCGCTTCGCCGCGGCGAGCTCGAAGTCCACGAGCTTTTGAGCCTGCGCTTGGGTCAGGTTCAGCTCGCGGAACACCGGCTCGACCGCTGCGAGCTGCTCCGGCGCGATCACGCCTTCGGTCCCCGAGAACTCGTACTTGGCCGGAGCCACGGCGCCGTCTTGGCCTTTCGGCCCGCCGCCTGGCTGCGGTTCTGCGGGAGTCGCGGGTTTCGCTGGTTCGGCCGCCGGTGGCGTCGGCTGGGCCGGCGTCGCTGGCGGATTCGGCTGCGCGGCTGGCGCGGCCGGTGGCGTCGCGGCCGGTGCCGGCGACGCGGGAGTCGGGGTCGGGTTACTCACCTTCGGTTTCCTCCGTGGATGGGCCGCGCTTCTTCGCGCGAGCCTCGTCGGCGAGGCGCACGCGGTCCGCGGCGAGCCTCGCCTCGCGCTGCATCTCCAGGTGCTCGTCCGGGGCGTCGTGGGCCACGCGCTTGAGCAGCTCCAGGCCCAGCTCTCGGTAGCCCGCGAGGACGAGCGTCGTCGGCTCGTGGACGAGCCGGTGCGCATCGCGCGCGACCGCGGTCTCGGCGACACGCGCAGCGCCGAGGAGCCACCAGACGAAGCGCCGCCCCGCCGCGGTGCTCATGACCTCGCGGGTGTCGGCGATGCGCTGCTGCTCTTCGAGCTTGTCGCGCTCACGAGCCTCGGCCTGAGACTGCTCGTCGCTGGCGATGCCTTCTTTGCGGGCCATCTACGCCGCCATCCCCGCGATCAGCTCCAGCGCGGACTGACCGCCGACCTGCGTTGCGCCGAGATCCTTCGCCGCACTCGCCCCGGCCTTCGCGGCTTGGGCCTGCGCGAGCATGGCCTGTTCTTGGGCCTGTCGCGCCCGCTCCTCGCGCATCGCCGCCACGTCCTCTTTCGAGCGCAAGAGCTTGGGCCACGCCCCGGCGTTCCCGGCGAAGAACCGGATCGCCTCGTCCTCGTCGATCGTGTCGAACGCGCCGGGCCGGATCCCCTCGATCCCCGCGGCGAACTCGATGAGCTGCTGCGCCGCCGCGGTGGCGAGGAAGCGCTGCTTCCGCGCCAGGGTCGAGATGTGAACGACCTTCCACTCGGCGCCGACGACCTCTGGCGGTGGCTCGGGCATCAGCCCGGCGCGGTGCACCACGCCCGCCGCGATCTCGATCAGGCGCTCGATCACCTCGTCCTCCATGCGCCCGACCGTCGGCCCCATCTGGACGATCTTCTCCTCGCTCCGCTCCTCGACCTCGCGCGCGGTGCGCTGCGCCGTGGGCATGTCCGAGATCATGAGGAACACGTCGGCGAGCATGGAACCGGCGATGCGCTGCTCCACGCGCGCGATCTCGCCGTTGAGCACCTCGACCGCGCGAGCGTCGGGGATGTATAGCGGCTCGGTGCGACCCGCGGCCCCGCTCGGCTCCCACGTCACGTCACCGGGGAGCTGGGTGACGCGGTACGTCCCCGTCGCTGTCCCGCTTGCGCGGACCGGCGGGTTCGCGATCTTCGCCACGATCTGGAGCTTCCGGGTCTCCATGGTCTGGAGCTGGCGCACCCCGGGCAGCGCGTCCATTCCGAGGCTCCCGCCGTACACGTCCGAGCCCGTGACGCTCCAGCGCGGCGCGATTACGGGGAACTCGTGGTAGCCCGAGACGCGCAGGAAACGCTCCGGCGACGTGCCGGGCTCGTACCAGACCGAGCGATAGGGGAGGTCGCGCGGCTCGACGCTGCGCGGGTCGTGGTCCTGGTTCGGCTCGATCCAGTGCGTGACCTCGACCCAGGCATCCCACTCGCCGCGGTTGTACTGCTCCACGACCTGCTGCGACGGCCCCTCCGCGCCCTCGGGCGTGGACACGGCCTTGCCGTCGGCGCCGAGCCTACCGAAGCGCTCCACGACCTGCTCCACGGTCAGGCTCAGCTCGCGGACAATCGTCGAGACGCGGCGTCGCTCGTCCGTGGCGAGGCAGTACGAGCCGATCGGCTGGACCTCGACGCGGAGGTAGTCGTGCGGGTCCTCGTCAACGATCATCGCCGACGTGCCGAAGACGACGAGGTCCTCGTCCAGCTCGCCGAGGCCGAGGTACACGTTCGACCGCGCAAACACCTGCCGGATCACCGCGGCGAACTCGGCGAGCCACGCGCGTACCCCGGGCTGCTCGTTGAGCCGCGCGTCGCTCATTTCGAGGTCGAACCAGGGCTCGGTGCGCGGGGTCAGGGTCGAGTGCAGGCCAGCCGCGGTGATCTTTGCCGCGCGCGTCCCCGCCTCGTTCTCAATCTTGTCGTTCTTCTTCGACCCGGCCTGCGTCTTCTCGCTGCGCTCGAACCGTCCGCGACGCGGGAGGAAGTGCTCGGCCAGCTCCTTCCAGTGCGGACGCCACGTCTCGCGCTGGTTCCGCAGCGCGGAGTGACGCTTCTCGTACTGGCGCGGGGTGCGCAACTCAGCCCCCCAGCATCCCCGACCCGCCGCCGAGCGTGGGCCGAGACAGGGCGCCTCCCGCGGCACCACGCGGGCCGGTCAGGATCGTGCCGAGAATCCCGGTGCGCGCCCGGGCCTGGCGCTGCTGCCTTAGCCGCGCGTCGCGCACCGCCGGGTCAACGGGCTGCACCGGAGGCGGAGGAAGCGGAGGCGAACCGGGCAGGCGCGGAGAGCGCGTCGCCGAGTAGACGCTCGCGGCGATAAGCGGAACGGCTGCAACTCCCATGGACTACCTCGCGTGAACGTCGAACTCGGTCGTGGGCCGGGACAGCTCGTGCGCCATCGCGGGCGAGAGCGGGGCGATGCGGACCGCGAGCGTCAGCGCGAGCGCGTCGGCGCGGTCCGGCGACTCGAGCCCGCGCTTTTCCAGCATGTCCTTCGATTCGAGGTGCTTCTGATTGCTCGGCGTGAACCCGTACTCGCGCGCCGTGAGCTGGTCCGAGAGCGTCGGGTCGTCGGGAATCGCGCCGCCGTCTTCGAGCCATTCGCGCGTGCGGTCCCACATCTCGACGTCGCGCCGCAGGTAGCGCGTCGAGTCGTCGGCCTTCGACCCGAAGTTGACCATGACCACGGGGTAGCCGCGGGCCGCGACGAAGTCCGCGACCGGGCCGCCGCTGCCGCCCGCGTCGATACACACGGCGCGAGGCGGGATGCCCGCGACCCGCAGCTCGTCGCAGGTCTCGCAGACCCGCGCCGCGAGCTGGTGCCCGTCGAGCCCGCGGTAGTAGCGCCACGGGATCGAGCGCGCGTCACGGCCCCGGCGGATCGCAATAACGCTCTCGGCCGAGCCGAACCGCGCCACGTCCACGCCGAGCACGGTCGCGTCGTCGCGCAGGCTCGTGGCCTCGCGTGACCTCGCGAGAGCGACCACGTCGTTCGGGATGAGCTGCTTCGACCCGGCTCGCGGGAACTCGCCGCGGACCCGGACACGCACGAAGTCGCTGTCCTCGCCGTACAGCGCGACCCACTCCGCGATCTCC